CTATATTTCGGTCCGCTAAACGCGCAATTCCTCGCCTCCGGTTTTCGCCCCTGTGCGGGAAGCATTGAACGTTTTTATCAATGTTTTTCAGCATGCCCATTTTGGCTAATTCACGCACGATTTGAACGTTGTTTCTGCGGCTGCTGGTTACATCAGTAAGCCATAGATCAAGCACCGCTGAACGGATGAAAACGTCCTGCGTGAGTGGTGATATTTCCATTTGGGAAAGTTGCTGCCTGATAATGTCGTCAACTTCACCAGCCTGATCTTCCTCAATATTTGATTCTGATCTAACCTTTTCAAGCGAGCTTAAAACGCTCTTGTACTGGTCGACGTTTTGGCACATTGCCTGCAAGATATGCTCCTCAAACATCGGAAAACGGGTGCTCAGTTCGACACCCTGAAAAGGAACATGACTGTCGAGAATGTCGAGAATATCAGCAAAAATCTGAAATTGATTATTAACAATGTAGTCTTTCGCTGTCTCATTCCAGCCCGATGTCCGGCGTGGCTTGACCAAAGTGATGCAAAAAGAGCGGTCGGTGATATCATTAAACAGGCTTGATGAGTTGGCCGTGATGACATATGTAATATCATTCGGCCTTGTTTCCTCGCCGCGTCCATAGGCTCTCATCCCGCTGATTGACCACGCCGTGACCATGTCGGACCACTCGGATGACTGGAATTGACCAATTAAATTATCAAGGATAAGCACCCTAGAATTTCGGCCCTGCGTTGAAAGCATCCTTTTATAGAGCTTTATCACGTCCATTTTAAGCTCTTGCCGCGTTGTGCGCAAGGGGCGTTCTCCGTATAGGGTTGAAACCATTTCGACCAGCGTTGTCTTGCCAACTCCGGCCCCTGCCGACGAATCAATTACCCAAGAAGGCTTGGGAACGCTGTATTTAAAAAAGATTGGAGCGGCGACGAAAGTAGCAATCAAACGCCTATTTTGCTCATCCAGCGGCGAAAACAAGTCAACCAAACCCCAAAAAACAGAATGATCCTGACTAGGCGGTGGAAGCTCTGAATGTGAGTAATAAACGTCATTCCGCTTGGGCCACGACGGTACTGCCGATACGCTCTCATAACGGATAGACTCGGAAAGCAGAGCTTCAAAAAACTCCTCTTTTGTTAAGAAATCAGATCCGCGCACCCAGTCAACCCGCTGCTTAGATTTGCGCCAAATCCAGCTAAAAAGAGTTGACTGCTTATCAATCTCAAAAATAACGCCCGTATCTTTGTCGTGATCAAACATCTTAGATCCCATAATTCGGGGGAAGTTTAAAAACCTGCGGTGAATATCCTCGATCATTTCGTGCATTTTACGCGGTTCTTTTTCCAGCTTTATCTTGCCGTTTATCTCGCGTTCGACGTTGCGATAGTTGCGAAATGGATATTTATTTGCTTCCTTTGCGTCGGCAATCATAGCATCCTGATTGTTAATCTTCAAAGCATCGGCAGTTAAGGTCGGAGCGTCTTCAATCGCCTTTAGTAATTTTTCTTTATTGCCGCCTTCGTTTTTAATCCAGTCTGTAACATCTCCTTTTTGAGTTTTGCTTAAACGGATAATTTTAACTGACTTTGCAACTGGTAGAAGCGTCATGGCAAGCGTCACGGCGCGTTTCTCGCCCGGCGCATCGTTATCAGGTATAATCACAATATCCTTGCCCGCAAGCGTTGCCGTGTAGCTCTCCTGCCACTTCCCTGCGCCACCTGCGTTCGTTGTAGCCGGCATGTCAAGTGCGGTCAACGTATCAGCATCTTTTTCGCCCTCGACCAGTATCGCCCAATCTGAAATAGACAGTTCAGGGAGATTATAAAGAACGGTTTCAATGCCCTCTAACGATTCCTTGCCACTTGCCGCGCATTGGATAAATTCTTTCTTTTTTGACACGTGTTCGAGCCGGATAACCTGGTGAATGGCATTTCCGAAAGCATCGGTATAGTCGTAACGCTTTGTTTCAGTGTAGCCAGATTCAATCAGGTGCGTTAGGCGCGTTCTACGGCGTGGCTTAGCCTTGGCTGTGTCGTGCCTTGGAATCAAGCGCAAATACTCACCTAGCCATTGCTGAGCCTGCTGCATACATCCTGAGAACTTGGCCAGCGCAACAAGGTCGATCACGCTTCCCTTGCTCTTGTCTTTATGATCAAACCAACCATCTTTATTTATCGCCACGTTCGGATTGTTGCCACCACGCCATACCGCCGCACATCTGCCTTGGTTATTCGGATTCAATCCTAATTCGCGCGCAATTTCAAGGCAGTCAGCTTGTGATTTGATTTCGTCAAAATTGTAAAACTTCATTTTTTACCTTCCATTTTGAAGCATTTAAAGCGGGCTGCACAAGTCGTGCCGGGATTCTGCCTTTTGCACTCCTTGCATGATCCGTATACCGATTGAATCAGCAGGTCGCAAGCATCCCATTTGTTAAGGGTGCACCACTTAGCCTTAATGCACGGCTTGCGGTTGTTTGGGCATATTTGCTTCATGCGAATTTTTAATCTTGCTTTTGATTCTCCGTGATGCTGCGGCATTGTTCATTCTCCTGTTTTGTTAGTTGTCGTCTGCGAAATCAAACAAATCATCTGGGTCAAGACCTGCGTTGGTTGCTTGCTGTTTTATCCGGCGCATCTTTTGTTCAATCATTTCGTCTTCCTCATCGTCCGGTGTAGTTGTCAGCCATCTGTCATATGTGCTCATTTTTTCTCCTTATTGTAAAATCCCCGCGCCTTCACGTTTTTTTAGTGGCAGAACGCCTGCCGATCCGGCGCGGGGAATCACTGAACCGTCAGTGAAATTGTTAATTAGCGTTTAAAAAAGTTCTTGCTGTTCTTTGTTTTCTTCCGCCAGCACCAAGTTTTTAACCGCCTGATTGAAGTATGAGGTTTTCAGTTCAATCCCGATCCCCTTGCGCCCGTTAATTACCGCGCCGTAAACTTCTGAGCCAACCCCCATAAACGGAGTTAAAACGATCTCGTTAGGATTGCTCCACATTTGCACAGAACGCTCGATCACGTCAAGCTGTAAAGGATGTACGTGCTTTTCGTCTTCCAGATCCCTTGACTCAGCGTTATTTAAAACGTGGTCAATGCGTATATCCATCCACACGCTGGAAGCGTAATTTCTCCAAATCCATTGGGAGTAAGCGTTCTTTTTTTGGTCTCCGGTCATCCCTTTCATGTGCTTTAAATTGTGCGGCATTACGTTTTCTCCGGCGTATTTCTCCATCCCATTTTCATGCAATACGGGGGTCGCGTTTTCACCCTTGCGCCGGAACATTAGAAGATAATCAGCATTAGCAATGCTGCATCTTGTTGAGTCCTCACAAAAAGTTTTGTGGTGCAAACTTTTCATCATGGTCCGATTTCGCACCATAAGCGGCTCTTTCCAGATTACGCGCCGCCCTCCATATGTCCAGCCGTTTTTTTCATGTATGCGGATTATTTCTCCCGGAAGGTCAAAAATTGCATCGCATCCCTGATTGCTCAAAGGAATATCCATGCAATGAACTGCACTAATCCGACCCGGTTTAGTCAAACGCGCAATCTGTTTTACGCAGAATTCATAGTGCTTAAAAAACTCATCACGATTAATGCAATTTGACATATCGCGAGGGTCACTGGAGTAAACATAGAGCCCAGCGAAAGGCGGCGAATAAACGCTTAAATCAATACTTTTGTCTGGCAGTGATTGCATTACTTCGCAGCAATCGCCGCAGTAAATAGCATAGTTGTCTTTTGTAATCTGATCTTTTATAGCCATGATGGTATCTCCTCTTTTTTTGTGTATTCGTTTTTTGTTGTGATTTTAACCGAGTTGTTCATTTCCTGAATCAACTTAGTAAACATAACTTCTGCCTGGTTTGATTTGCGTTCAAGATTTGCAAGGACTCTTGATTCTCCCTCCGTTGCGATTATGTCAACAATGACCTTGTTTTTTTGACCAAACCGCCAGCACCGCCTAATTGATTGATAGTGCTGTTCAAAACTGTGTGATGCAAAGGTAATCACGTGTGCGCAGTGCTGCCAGTTCAGCCCCCATGCGCCAATTTTTGGCTTAATGACAATTACGCGCAACTTGCCGGAGGCAAAGTCATCATAAATTTCCAGCTTCTCTTCATTTGGAGTGCGTCCTGCAATTTGCCGTGCGCCCGGTATTATCTTTTCCAGCAAATCACCTTCTGCGTTTGTGTGGCACCAAATTACGGACGGTTTTTCGTGGTCGCAAAGTTTTGCGGCCATTTCGCACCGTTCGTTAATTGTGCGCTTCCTCTCTTCCCGCTCCTCGGCCAGCCCAAAAGCAGGAACGCAAAACAAGAAGCCCTCCGGGGGCGTGTCAGCTTTGACAATGTGAGTGCGTTCGATTAGCTCCGGTAACATAAAACCGTCATCCGAGAAACCCATATCAGAAGGCATTCGTAATGCTTTTGCCCATGATGCAACCCACCGCCAGAAATCGTCAACCGCATGGTTTTTTAACCGCCATTGCCCAATTGACTGAGCCACTCTAAACGACAATTTGCCATAGTGAGATACTGCCTTTTCTGCATACCGCTGATCCTTTTCGGCCTTCTTTTGCCCCTTGTCGTCAAGCTGCCTAAAAAACATTGAAAGCATCTCGCTATGTGACAATTCTCCGAGTGCCTGGCTTGATGTTCCAAGTTCGACGAAATCGTTAGGGGAAGGAGTAGCAGTGCAAAGTAGCCTATAAGGCATCTTGGTCATGAAGCGGGTTATCCGCTTTTGAGTCGCGCCCGTGAAATGCTTTAAGATACTCGATTCATCACAAACCACGCCCTTAAAGTCAAGCGGGTTAAAATGGTCCACCATTTCGTAATTCGTCACGGCTATTTTATCAGTTGGCTCAATTCCGTTGCGCCTTCCAATTACCTCAATTCCGATTTTTTCACCCTCTTTAATGGTCTGTGCCGCAACTGCAAGCGGTGCGATAATCAAAACACGCCCGTTCGTTTTGCGTACAATGTTTTCGGCCCATGCAAGCTGCTGAAAAGTCTTGCCGAGTCCGCAGTCTTGCAATAAAGCCGCGCGCCCTTTAAGACATGCCCATTCTAAGCATGCCTTTTGAAAGTCAAAAAGTATGTCAGGGACAAAGACGGGTTCAAAGCCGTGATTTACTCCTGAGTGCGTTTTGCTTTCAATGTATTTTTTGTAATCATCCATGTTTTTCTCCTTTGTTGTTAAAGTCCCGCGCCATCTTTGTGGAAGAAACGCGTAAAATTCCGCTTGCCTTTGATTGTGTGTGCCATGCACCAACAGCCATTAATTCCGTGGTTTACGGCGTTGCACCACCCGTAGAGCTTCCTTGGTTTGCCTGGAGTCCAGTCGCCTGTCATGTGATTAGGTGGACATCGCGCCCGTTCACAATTCGCGCAATCTCCGAGTGCTTTGCTTTCGTCAATCTGGATAGAGGTATCTGCTATATTTTGCATCCACGCCGCCACAACACCACGCCCTTTTTCGCATTTAAAACGGCCTCCGGTCTCGATCACCGGCCAGCCATTCAACGTGCCGGGACGCGATAAAACGCAATATTTCGCGCCCGTAATTTTCAGCCATTTGCGGAAGGCAACCAGTAGTGTAAAGGGTGGATTTGCCACAATCACCTCGCCTCGGTGCCAATCCGCAAAAAGCGTATCCATCGGCAGGTCTCGCGTAACTCGTATGTTCTTAAATCCTCTATCCATCAGTGCTTGCGGCATGTGACTTTCTGATCCGTCTGGCAGCAAGTCGGCTGGACATAGCACCGGCGCATCAAAACTAAGCCCGCCCGCGCCTGCCAGCCACCCGGCGATCACGTCGCAGGTCGCGCGTGGCGTATACCACTCATC